CGGCAACGGCGGCAACGGCGGCTCTGGTGTAAATAGCACGTATGCCGGTGGTGCTGGAGGTGCAGGCGGTTACTTGGGTAACGGCGGCAATGGTCAAGCTGCTAGTGGAACCGCTCCAACAGATGGCTCAGGTGGTGCAGGCGGTGGCGGTGTTCGTAGTACAAACTTGGCAGGTGCTGGCGGCTCTGTTGGCGTCTACGGCATCGGCTGGAGCGGAAAAGCGTCAGGCACCGGTTGGGATAATCAAGCTAATAACAGCGCTGACGCACCCGCCGCATCTGGTGGCAAGAACCCTTTAGATGTCGGCGCTAGTGCAGGCGGCGAATACGGCGCGGGCGGTGGTGGTCAAGACAACTCTAGTGGCTCTGCACGCAATGGTGGACCCGGTGTCATCCGAATTATCTGGCCCGGCATTCGGACCTTCCCATACATTTCAGGAAAGTAAAAGGAGTGAGCATGTTCGCAAGAATTGAAAACGGAACGGTGGCAGAGTACCCGCTGACCGAGCACGAGATCAAAGCGCGTTTCCCAAACACATCCTTCACCACAGATTTCGCAAGCGGTTTGCCTGATGGATATGTGCAGGTGATGCGAACGGGTGTGCCCGTTGTCGGTGAGGATTACACAGTCCAAGAAGAAAGGCCAGCATACCTTGATGGGATGTGGGTGCAAATTTATTCAATCAACCCAAAAGGCACGCCGGAAGAAATTGCGGCCCGCGATGCCGAGCGAGAGCGTCAGAAATGGCAGCAGTTGCGTGACGAACGCGACAGCCGCATCAACGATTGCACCTTCCGGCTGGAGCGCCATCGAGAGCAAAAGGAACTTGGCGTGGCTACAACCATGAGCGACGCCGAGTACACAATGTGGCTTCAGCACCGCCAGCAGTTGCGTGATTTCCCATCCACAATCGGCAGCATTTACGACATGTGGGATTGGCCGAAAGCCCCCAACGAACTCTCGATCACGGGTGCGTAATGGCTGAGCCGATTTCAACCATCAGTTGCGTTGCCAACGTCTACATCCGACAGATGCTCTTCAAGAACAAGGGCGATGTCAACGAAGGCCATGAGCATGTGTTCGACCACCAAACCCTGCTGGCGCGTGGCGCGGTAAAGGCAGTCGTAAATGGTGTCGAGAGCACGTTCGTAGCCCCGCAAATCATCTTCATCAAAGCGGGCGTGATGCACGAATTCACAGCGTTGGAAGATGAAACGCTGTGTTACTGCATTCATGCTTTGCGCGATGGTGATGACGTGTGCGACATCATAGACCCGGCTGGCGTTCCACAAGGGATTAACCCCACTGGTGTGTTTGAGGCGGCCAAACCGCTGGTTAAGCATGCGGGGTAGCGTAATGGCAGCGCAAGTTGGCTTCCCCTGGACCATTGACTGGTCGGTGGCTCCCTGATGATGAAAGACTGGTTGTTGGCCTTCATTGCCGCAGCCAGTCTCCTTTGGCTGGCCTTGTGGACGGCCTATGTTTTGATCTCGTACTGGAGATGACATGGAAGAAACACAACCCATCGAGACGGCCAAGGAAGTCGCCGGAAAGTCGATCGGCAAGTACGGCCTGATGTACATCACCCTGATCGTGCTGATCGGGGTCGGCTCCTCCTATTTCCTGCCTGAAGCCGCTATCACCGCTGTGATGACCATGATCGGTGGCGCCCTGGTTGCCATCATCAACATGATGAACGGCATCGCAGGGACTGCCGAGAAGCAAGAGAAGCCTGAGTTTGGTGTGATGCACGAGCTGATCCGTCGGATTGACAAGCCCGAGCAGCCCATGAAGGTGACTGTCGAGGGTGGCAAAGTCACCGTGACCAAAGGCGACGACACAGTGGAGGCGAACAATGTTTGAGCTACTTGGTGGCGGCGTCCTGGGAGGCCTGATTGGTGGCGTGTTCCGCCTGGCGCCTGAAGTCCTAAAGTTCTTCGACAAGAAGAATGAGCGTCAGCATGAGCTGGCCATGTTTGACAAGCAGTGCGACCTGGAGAAGGTCCGTGGTCAACAGAAGCTGGCCGAGATCGGTGCACAGCGCGAGGCGGCCGTGGACTCCGGGGTCATGGATGCCTTCAATGCCGCGATCAACCAGCAGGCCGAGATGGTCAAGGCCGCAGGTGGCTGGGCAGCCTCCCTGTCCGCATCGGTTCGTCCGGTATTGACGTACTACCTGCTGCTGATTTATGGAGCTGTGAAGACCTGCTTTATTCTGCTGGCCTACCAAAACAACGTGCCATTTGCCGAAGCGCTTGTGAAAAACTGGACAACAGACGACATGGCGCTGTTGACAGGTGTGATTAACTATTGGATGATCGACCGCAGTTTGGCAAAACGGGGTCTGTAATGGGAAAAGCATCCAGCTACGTGCGCGGCTCTTTGGAGGATCGCTTCTGGGCAAAGGTTGATCGCAAAGGCGACGACGACTGCTGGGAGTGGACTGCCTCCATGGACACGCGCGGATACGGAAACTTTGGCGTTCCAAGAAACGACGGCACTGGCAGGTTCATCATGCAGCGTGCACACCGCGTCGCATGGGAGTTGGTCAACGGCCGCCTGCAAAGTTCTGCCCAGCACCTATGCCACAAATGCGATAACCGCAAGTGCGTGAATCCAGGCCACCTTTTCATTGGAAATCCAAAGCTGAACATGGCGGACTGCTCCGCCAAGGGTCGGCTCAATGATCGCTCTGGAGAGAATAACCCGCGCGCCAAGCTGACGGCCAAGGATGTGCTCGACATTCGCGCCTCCAGCCTTCCGCTGTCAACACTGGCGCAACATTACGGCGTTGCAAAATCTGTTGTTGGATACGCCAGGCGCGGCATAACTTGGCGTGGTCTATGAACCTGGAGCTTGCCGCAGCCCTGTGCCGCCGTTTTGAGGGGTTCCGGGCTAGGCCCTACCTCTGCCCGGCAGGGATACCCACGATCGGGTACGGCAGTACCTACTATTCGGACGGGAAAAAAGTCAGTTTGCAGGACCCTGCGCTTACGGAGGTAGAGGCTAGAATCCTACTCATGCGGGAGCTAGAGCACACCTACGCTCCCGGTGTCTTGCGCTTGTGCCCAGGTCTGGCCGCTCACGAAAGGCGCTTCAACGCCATAGTCGATTTTACCTACAATTTAGGCGTAGGCCGGTTGCAAACCAGTACATTGCGTAGGAAAATCAACGCTCAAGACTGGGACGGTGCCAAAGAACAGTTAATGCTTTGGACCCGTGGTGGCGGCAAGGTGCTGCCCGGACTGCTTAAACGTCGTCAGGCTGAATGCTTACTGATGGACTAACCTATGCCGCTCAAGAAGATCCTTTTCAAGCCGGGCGTTAACCGCGAGAACACTCGATACACCAACGAAGGGGGTTGGTACGTATCAAATTTGGTACGTTTTCGCCAAGGCACTCCCGAGAAGGTTGGCGGCTGGCAGCGCATCTCCGGAGCAACTTTCCTTGGCGTCTGCCGGTCTCTTTGGAACTGGGTTACTCTTGGCGCACTCAACCTGATTGGCGTTGGCACGAACCTCAAGTTCTACATTGAGAAGGGTGGCGCCTACTATGACATCACTCCCTTGCGCTACCAAACCGACGCGCCCGTCATCCTGACCAATCCGTTCGACACTACGTCCGGCTCTGCGGTCATCAACGTGAACGACACCGCCCACGGTATGACCACTGGGGACATTGCCACGTTCTCCGGTGCTGTGGCTGTTGGTGGCGTGCCCGCAGACTTCCTGAATACCAATCACTTTGTCACCGTCGTTGGCCCGGACGACTACACCATCACCGTACCTGCGGCTGCAACATCAACGGTTACTGGCGGCGGTGGCGCATCGGTGTCTGCTACGTACAAGCGGTACAACTACACACTGAGCAACCCATTCACAGCCACACTGAACTCCAGTGTGATTTCCGTCGCCCACACCTCGCACGGCTGTGTGACGGGTGACTTTGTGACGTTCACGACACCGAGCGGACTTGGTGGAAACATCACTGCTGCGATCTTGACCGGCGAGTTCCAGGTGACGGTTACGGGCATCAACAGCTACACAATCACTGTTGGCGCAACGGCCAACGCTACCGACGTTGCTGGCTCTCCCGGAGGTGGGTCGGTCACTGCTCAGTACCAAATCAACGTTGGCCCTGCGTATCAGGTGCCCTTGACTGGTTGGGGTGGGGGTCCGTGGGGTGCTGGCACATGGGGGTTTGGAGTCGAGTCCACTGTTGACCTGCGAATCTGGAGTCAAGTTAACTTCGGTGAAGACTTGGTATTCGCCCCTCGTGATGGAGCCATCTATTACTGGGACGCCACGAATGGTGTTGGGGCAAGGGGGTTCAAGGTTGCGGACATGTTTGGCGCATCTGATGTGCCGGTTACTCAGCGCTTGATTTTTGTATCGGACACCAGCCGTTTTGTGTTTGCGTTTGGGTGCAACGAGTTGGGCTCTGTGGTGCAAGACCCGATGCTGATCCGCTGGTCTGACCAGGAATCAGTGACTAACTGGACTCCTGCTGCCACCAACCAAGCTGGCGGTATCCGACTGTCTCATGGCTCTACGATTGTGGCTGCGGTGCAGACCCGCCAGGAAATTGTGGTGTTCACCGACTCGTCCGTGTACTCGCTTCAGTACCAAGGTGCCCCAGTCGTTTGGGGCGTACAGCTCCTGGGTGACAACATTTCCATCTACAGCCAGAATGCGGCAGTGATTGCCTCTGGTAAGGTGTATTGGATGGGCGTGGACAAGTTCTACGTCTACGATGGCCGTGTGCAAACGTTGCGTTGTGACTTGCGCAACCATATTTTTAGCGACATCAACCAGGGTCAGAACTTGCAGATTTTTGCCGGTACTAACGAAGGCTTCAACGAGGTCTGGTGGTACTACTGTTCAGCCAATAGCACAACGATCGACAAGTACGTAGTCTACAACTACGCCGAAGACATTTGGTACTACGGCAGTCTTGCACGCACGGCATGGCTGGACTCCGGGCTACGTGATTATCCTATTGCGGCTACGTACAGCTACAACCTTGTGAACCACGAAGAGGGTGTTGACGACAATGAAGGCGCTACACCTTTGCCGATCAACGCTGTAATCAGTTCTTCAGAGTTTGACATCGACGACGGCCACAACTTTGGCTTCATCTGGCGCATCTTGCCGGACATTACGTTCCGTGGGTCTACTGGGAGCAACACGCCTCAGGTGACCATGACGCTGGCACCAATGCAGAACTCTGGTTCCGGCGTGAACAGCCCAGCCTCTGTTGGCGGAGTGGACAACGCTGCGGTATCTCGAATTGCCGTAGCCACGATTGAAGAGTTCACTGGTCAGGTGTACATCCGTGTACGTGGCCGACAGCTTATCTTTACATGTGAGTCCAACCAGCTTGGTACGCAGTGGCAGCTTGGCGCACCCCGTATTGACATCAAACCTGATGGTCGTCGAGGCAACACATGACGATGCTCAACAAAGTCGTGCCGCCCAATCTGGCCCTTGCGCCAGATGGCTATGAGCGCTCGTATCAAGATCAACTTAACAGCATCCTTCGCCTGTACTTCAACCAGTTGAACGGCGGTGTAAACGATCTGATCGGCTCTCTTGGTGGCCAGTATCTGAGCTTCCCCGCAGCCTCGGTGCAACGCACGACTGATTACTTGTACGCAGCCAACAACACCGCGTATCAGATTACGTTTGATACAGTGGATTTTGTAAATGGCACGACCCTTAATGCTGGAGACGGGATTGCAGCCGGGTACTCGGGTATCTACAACTACCAGTTCAGCATTCAGTTTGCCAACACCGACAGTCAGATTCACACAGCGTATGTGTGGCTGCGCAAGAACGGCGTAGACTTGACTGGGACCGGCAGCAAGTTTGATGTGCCGAACAAGCACGGGTCCAGCGATGGATACCTGATTGCAGCATGCAATTTCTACGTGCAACTTGATGCCGGAGATACGGTTGAGATGTGGTCGGCTGTTAGCCAACGCGAAAGTGCTGGCACAGATGGAATTTACATGGAGGCATACGCTGCGCAGACCAGCCCGTTTGCAATGCCGTCCATTCCATCCGTCGTTGCGACGTTGACATTTGTATCGGAGTCTTGAGATGGCTTTCACACAAGAACAAGTTAACCAGATAGCACGCGAGGCCGCCGCTCAGGCTGGCGGCACCATCTCTTATAGCGATGCGATCAACGCGGCGATCAATGCTGGCATCCCTGCGCACATGGTTCTGGCCGCTGGCAACACGGGAGTTATTACTGGACTTCCATCCGATTGGCGCAGCGCGGTTGGCGCATCTGCTCCAGCTCCTGTTGCTACCCCCGCCGCTGCCGCGCCGGTTGCTGCTGCACCTTCCACCCCCGCGTATTTCAACGCAAACCCAGACGTTGCTGCTGCGTACGCGCAGAACAGTTACGGCATGACGCCTGATGACTTTGCCAAAACCCACTACGAAAAGTATGGATGGCTTGAGCAGCGTGCGGCCCCCACAAACGTTACGACGCCGACCGACGCGATTGAAAATCTGTACAACACCTATGCCCAGCGGTGGTCTGATCCCGAGGGCTATGCGTACTGGTCAAACCAGTTTGGCCCTACGGTTGACTTTAATGAAGCTGCCATCTTTCGCAACGCAGTGGAAGAAGCCCGCCGTGCTGGTACAGAGTCCCCCACGATTTACAGCAGTTTGACGGGGCAGAGTACCCCAGATCAGATTGCCGCCGCCTACAACCAGTATGTAAAGTCGGCTGGTGGTGACACGCAAAAAGCACAGGAAAACGCGGCCAACTACCTGAGTAAACTGGGGTTGTCTACTGACACGATCCGCAGTGCTTACGATCAGTATCTCGGCGACTACGCTTCTGGCGTGGCAAGTAAAGTCTTTGGGACTTTTGGCAGTCCAACAGCCAGCGCCCCTGAACTGTCCGGCATCCTGTCTGGCTTTGAGGCGATCGGGAAAGGCCAGTTCACCGAAGACCAAGCCAAGCGCTTGCTTGGCACTGAAACATTCAAACAATACAAAGACCTGTTTGGCGGGGAAACCAAACGGTACACAGACTCTTTGCTCGCCGACAAGAGCTTGAGTGGGCAAGAGGCTTTGGATTTTGTTCAGAACGCACGCAAGTACGGGATCGACGACAAAAAGTTCGCCGAGATGACGGGGTACAAGCCCGATCTGTACACGAACATCCAGAAGGCCTATGACACCACAGTAGACAACTTGGTGGACAAGTCGCTCGAAGGTAAGACTGATCTTGGCGATCGCATCAAGACCGGCTTGGCGCTGCAATCCAAGTACGGCCTGACCGATGAAGACATCGCCAAGGCTGCTGATATTGGGGTTGATGAACTCAAAGGGTATCTTGACCCGGTGCGTAACTTTGACCAAGAGTATAAAAAAGTTACTGGAAAACCAGACGCATCTGCCAAGGACATCCTCAGCTTCCTTGAGACAGCAAAAAAGAATCAGGCCATCAATTCGGTTTACGGCACCAACCTCGAAGCCCTTGAGGGCAAGATCAATGAGCTGAACCAAAAGTGGGGCGGCAGGGATGGATACCAAGCCGAGAACATCTACAACCAGATTAACCAGATCACCAAAGCTGTTGGGGGTAAAAACTGGACTGGTTCTTGGAGTGGCTCGGGCGGCGACTCGGCAATGAAAGCCGCTGTTGGTGTGCTGATGGACAAAGGCGTCGACAACCTGACCGACCTGAAGGTCGAAAAGAACTACCAAAAGATGGATACGACTGGTGAGTTCTATGATGGCAAACAGGTATACACCGAAGAAAACGGACGAAAGTATGTCTACGACTCGCGTGGTGAGTACGCTACGCTTGAATACTTGCCGTCTAACGCCAAGACGGTGCCGGGGAAAATTGTTGGTGTGGGCGACGATGACGGGGGCGTCATCGTCGAGCCGCTGACGGCGGAAGAGCTGAAAAGCTACGACGCGAAAACTGGCAAGTTTGACTCCTTGGCGGGCAATAAGCTGGTTGATGCCAGCAGCGGTAAGGTGGTGGCCAGAGGCGAAGGCAACAAGTTTGTCTTGCACAGCTACGAGACGGGCAACTTCCTCAAGTCTAATTACAAAGAGTTTGGCATCATGATGACGGATCAGGGTGTTCCTGTTCCGTATCAGACTTCCGAAAAGGGCGGCCTCGTGTACAGCCCAGTCTTACCACTCACGGCTTCTTTCCTTTTGCCGGGTGCAAGTAGCCTTTTGAGTAGCGGCATTGCCAGCGCTACTGGGGGTACTTTGGCTGCCGGTTCCTTGGCCAACACAGCCCTCACTCAAGGCATCATGAGCGGCGGCATGGCGGCTTTGACCGGAGGTGATGTCGGCAAGTCGTTTGTCGGCGGGGCGATTGGAGCCCCAATTGCACAAGGCATTTCAAGCCTGCTGCCCACCGGCATGGACCCCGCTTTGGCCAAGACAGCCACCAACGTCGGTACAGGCGTTGCCACCAGCGCACTGATGGGTCGGCCCATCGACTGGACAAGCACAGCCTTGAACGCTGGCGTACAGTACGGAGCCCAGCAACTGCCTTGGAATTTGACTCCGCAACAGGTAAACTTGCTGGGAGGCATCGCTACGCCTTTGCTGCAAGGACAAAGCATTGACTCAGTTCGACTCGGTGGCATTCTGGCTAACTACACGATCAAGTGCCAATCCCCGTACACAAAAGGAGCCAAGTGATGGCCGACTTTAGCCTTGATGACATCGACAGCATGATTAACGAAGCCTCACAAGGCTACGACTTCAGCAATTATTTTTCTGGCGACACTGGGGCAAGTTTTGATCTTGGCCAACTTGACCCCAATGCGCTGTCGTTTGACGACCTGAACTCTCTGATTGACACTACCGCCATCGAAAACATGGACCTTGGTAGTCTTGATCTGCAAAACATGGGGCTTGAGGGTCTGCGTGGATATGAGGATTTGAACGCGGGTGATTTGGCTGCGTTGGAAGACATGGGTGCTTCGTACTGGAAAGACCTGTACAGCTCTGGTTTGACCCCCGAGCAAGAAGCCGCACGTCAAGACCTGCTGTCCAACCTACCTGCGCAGGATTTTGGTGGTGCCGACACCACTAAGTACATGGATGAGTATCAGTCCAACTTGAAAGACATCTACGAAAACAAGGGTGGCTTTACAAGCCAGTGGCAAAACGTTGATGGTCGCAAGGTTCAGGTGTATGACGACGGCACCGGAATGGCCATCAATCCATCCACCGGCGCGTACAAGGCTCTCAGCGAATCTGAAGTCAACAAACTGATCGCGGACGGTAAGCTCAACACGTACAAGTCTGGCTACAACGAAGCTACCGGTGGCACCAAGATTGCTCCTGGCGGCGGCGTGCAGGTTGTGTTGAAGGACGGCACCAAGGGCATCCTGCTGTCCGGTGGTAAAGTCATCGACGACAAAGGCACAGTAATCGGCGACGACAAAGATGTAGTCAAAACCGTAGGTGGCGGTGGCGGTGGCGGCGGTGGCGGCGGGGGAAACAAGGTAACCTCTGGAACACAACAGCAAGGCGGTATGGGTGCACTGTTGCCTCTCCTGCTTGCACTTCTTGCTATGGGTAAAGGTGGCGGCAAGTCCGGTGCTTCCAGCGCCGTGATCCCTGCACTGACAGCTTCTCAAAAACAAACCCCCTACACTGCAATCCAACAGGCTCCGGGCTACCGTCCGGGCCAAGGCGGCATCAACTACTTCAACCCCGTGCAGTACATGCCCAAGATGGCGGCTGGCGGTATTGCTGATTTGGATCGTGGTCGGCTGCTCGAAGGCCCCGGTGATGGTGTGTCCGATTCCATCCCCGCAACGATTGACGGCATGGCCGGTGGTGGTCAGCCCGCTCGTCTGGCCCGTGGTGAGTATGTGATTGATGCGCGTACTGTGGCTGCTCTGGGCAATGGTTCTACCGACGCAGGTGCAGAACGTCTCGACGAGATGCGCAGAAAGATTCTTGCTGACGACCGCAAGGCTGGTGTAGGCAAAGACTCCAAGGCTTACCGCCATTTGAAGGCATAAGGAAAGAACATGGCTACCACTACTGGAACCGCAGGATCAGCACTGCCCGCATCTGGCGGCACGTCAACGCAAGGGTTGGCCGACTGGGCTGCTCCGTACGTCACCAACTACCTTGGCAAGTCTCAGGCACTCAGCGAGATGCCGTATCAGGCCTATCAGGGTCCACTCACTGCGGGTTCTTCGGAGCTTCAGTCGCAAGCGTTCCAGGGCATTGGTGGTTTGACTGTACCGAACCAAGGCCAGTACACGGCTGTTGGTGGTTCGTTTGCGGATCAGGGCGTAGCCAAAAACTACATGAACCCGTATCTGGAGCAGGCACTGACCCCGACTCTGGACGAGATTCGCCGACAGTCTCAAATCTCCAGCCTGGGTAATGCCGCCAAGATGACTGGTGCCGGTGCGTTCGGTGGTTCCCGCCAAGCCATCCTCGACGCTGAGACTCAGCGCAACATGCTCAATACGATGGCTAAGACCACGGGCGAAGGCTACGCCACTGCTTATGACAAAGCGATGGCTCAGTACAACGCAGAGCAGGCCCGCAAAATCAATGAAGCTCAGTTTGGCGCGGAGTACGGCCTCAAAGGTCTGGCTGCGCAGCAAGGCATCCTTGACCAGATTCTGAAAGCCGGTGGCACCCAGCGTGACATTGAGCAGCAAGGCATCGCGGCAGACCTAGCAGAGTTCAATGCTCAGCGCGAGTTCCCGTATAAACAGGTGCAGTTCATGCGCGACATGATCTCCGGCTTGCCGACTGCCTCGGTGACTAACACCCCGGCTCAGTTGTCGGGCGTCGCTCAGTTGATCTCCTCGGTTGGCGGGATTGACAAGCTGTTGCAAGCTACCGGCCAGGGCAACCTGGGCGACCTGCTGAAAAACCTCGGAGTCAACTTTAGCTCTGAAAGCGTGCTGCCATGAATCTGCTTCAAGTCCAAGACCAACTCAAGTCACTGCCGAGCGATCCCCGCACGATGCAGGCGCTCATGGCGTATGCCAATGGAGCAAACCCCGCTGTACCTCCGTACTTGGCGCTGGGCGAACTCAACCGCCGCAAGCAGCTCATGGAGAAAGCCCAGATGGAGCAGGCCAGCCAGCCTCCCCAGGGCACTGTGAAAGATCAGGTCGAGCAGCAAGCGGGCATCATGGCCCTCCAGCAAGGTCAGCAACAGCAAGCCATGCAGAACGCCATGCGTATGGGCGCTGCTGTGCCTCAAGGTATCCCCGCTAACATCCCTCAACCGCAAGCTCAGCCCGTTCAAGCTGCTCGTGGTGGTCTGATGGCGCTTCTGGCCGCTCGTGCTAACGCCAAGCGCATGAACTCTGGTGGCATCGTGGCTCTGGCTCCTGCCGGTTCGGTTGATGAGGCCCAAGACAAAACCAATGATGAGACCGACGACGATGGCACTGATGGCAAGATTGACCTGAGCGGTGTGAACTTGACCGAGGCACTTGCAGCTAACAAAGCCGACCGTGCGATGGTGCAGCAGTTGATTGCCCAGATGCAAAAGGCAAAAGACCCTGAGACCCCCATGCAGTTCCGTGAGCGCATGATTAAGGAGAAGCCCGAGCAATACGGCCATCTTGCTGAAGACCCGAACAAAGGGGTTCAAGAGCGCTTCGATGCGTTCCAGCAGGCTCAGCGTGAAGAATTGGCCAAGCGTCGTGAAGAAGCACAAAGCCAGAAGCCCGGCATCCTCCAACTGCTGGGTCAGGCTGCTATGGAATCTCGTGGCCAGCAAGGTCGCAGTGCCCTGGCGTCTATCCTTGGCGGTTACTCCAAGCTGCAATCCGGTGCTGACGCATCGGCCATTGAGCGTGAACAAGCCCTGCGTGCCGAAGAACTCAAGATGCAGCAAGGCAAGATGGAACTGGTCAACAAGCTGCAAGAACTCAAGCGTGCCCGTGATGAGGGTGACATTGAGAAAGAGCAGAAGGCTATGGTTGACATCGCCAAGCTGGCCAAGGATCGCGGCACCACGGTTGCCAATCTGGTCAAAGGTCTGGTCACATCGTCCGGTTCGCTGGCTGGCCGACTGGGTTCCGCTGCTATCACCGCACAGGCTAAACGCGATGCTGCACGCATGACTGGTAACAAACCGCCGAAGGCTACTGATCTGGACAAAGTGGTTGAAGCCCACATGAACGCCCTTGTGGCCGAAGGTGCTGATCCTGCTGACCCCCAGACCCGTCTAATTGCTATGCAGCGGGCTACTCGTGATCTGAGCAGATCGGCTGGCTCCGTCCGTGCTGAAACGACTCAGATGGAGAAGGCCAACGCCGAGTTCCAAAACCGCCTGCTGTTTGACAAAAACCTACGCAAACTTAGCCGTACAGACCCTGTAGCGTACGAACAGCAAGTTGAGCAAGTGCGCAAGGATGTCGATAAACAGTTCGGAGTTCGCCCCGACATGGCTGCTCCCAAGGCGCAGGTCAAGCCGACTCCGGTGGAACCCCAGGCCGCAAAACCGTCCGCACCCCCCAGCATTAGCTCGGTGAAAGGCGCACCGGCTGGGGCTTCGATCGGCAATCTTGTTGAGGGCAAAGGGTGGGAAATTAAGGGCAAAGACGGTAAGCTATTGGGGTACGCCCAATAACTCCAAGCCGCCATGCTCACATTCACACCTCTTGACGCGGAGCAGGACGCTGCGCCCCAAGCATCGTCCGAGCTTACTTTTGTCCCGATCTCTGAAGAGCCTGCGAAACCGGAGGCACCTGCGGCTACGTTTGTACCCCTTAAAAAAGAGGAAGGCTCATTCACTGGTGAGCTAGTCAAGGGTGCCAAGGGCGCAGCCGAGTACACGATCCCCTCGATGGGGCGTCAGATTGCGTTGCAGGGGTCTGCCGACGCCATGATGGCCAAGCAAAAACAGCTTGCGCTCATGGACAAGATCGACAGCGGCGAGATCAAAAGCCTGCGCGACCTCAAGGCTGACCCCTCGTATGAGGAGCTTCGCAGTGCTGGCCAGAACGTCGGCCAACTCAATGCCTACTTTGCTAACCGTGGCGTACCGGGGGTGGCGGGCAAGCTGCGCGGCGGGGTCCAAAAAGACTTCACCAACATGGCCCAGTCCACGGCTACGCAGATCGACGTGCTCAATCGGTACGCCAAGGAGCACAAGGTCAAGTACGGTGCCAATGTAGAAAAGTTCACCGACATCAACTGGACCGACCCCAAGGTCGTGTCGGACTTCACCCAGTGGCTCGGCTACAACATGGGCGCAGGTGCCACTCAGTTGGCCCCCATCATGATCGCTGCGGCGGTTGCAAAACAACCCGGCCTGCTGGCCACCAGCGGGGCTATGGGCGTCTCGGAAGCCGTTGGCAACCGGATGAAGTTCATCCAGAACAAAACCAAGGGCATGCCGCCCGAGGAGCAGGGCAAAGCCATCGCCGAGTACGTTGCCAAGACGGGTGATGCCAACCTGATTACTGGTCTGGCTTCGGGTTCGTTCGACCTGCTGCTCGGCCCGGCAGCCAAGGCTGCCAAGGGTACTTTGGCTCAGGCCACCCGTGAGTTGGGCAAGGTCGGGGCCATGAAAGCTGCCAGCAAAGAACTGCCCAAGGACGTGCTGCAAGAGGGTGTCACTGGTGGTCTGCAAGAAGCCACCCAGATCGCGGCCAAGAAGGCCCTTGCCGAAGAAGGCAAGCCGATCACCATGCAGAACGTCAAGGACGTTATCGACGCAATGGCGTCTGAAGCTGCTGGTGCACCTGCTGGTACTGTGGTGAACGTCGGTCGTGCTGGCCTGTTTACCCCTAGCGCCCCGCAAGAAGTACCGGAGGTGACTCCCCCCTCTACCGTGGACGAGCTGTCCGCCAAGCTGGAGTCTCAGGGTTTTCCCGCAGCCGAGGCACGCAAGATTGCCGAAGCCCGCATGGCCCCGCCGCAAGAGTCCGAGGCCGACCGTGAGGCCCGTCTGGAGCGTGAGGCTATCCAGGCTGAGAACGAGCCGCTGACCTTTGTCCCCTTGGGCGAAGAAGGTACTCCTGTTCCTAAAGCTGCTCCTGCGGAAGAAGCTCCAACGCTTGAATCCCTGACTGGCGAGTTTATGGATCAAGGGCTGTCTGAGGAAGAAGCCCGTGTGCAGGCCCAACTGGTGCTGGACCGCGAGAAACCCGTCGTTGCTGCACCCCCGACGCCGCCGTCTACGATCAAAACCGAGGCTCCCCCCACCCAGGCTTCCGTGGCGGCAGAGTTGATAGATCAAGGGTACTCCGAGCAGGAGGCTCAGGTTCTGGCTCGTTTGTTCATGATGCGACAGGAGGGGCAAGTTGCGCCAACACAAGGAGAAAGCCGTGCTGCAAGACCTGACACAACCGCAGATCGAGGAAGCGTTGCAGTACCTGCACAACCAGCCGTTTCAGTTCCCGCCGCCACAGGCGCTGAAGGAGTTGAACCAACTGGAGTGGTATCTGCTGGACAAGATGTTGGGCGAGTTGCTGAAGGAGAAGGAGCACAGCCGAGTGCACTGACAGCGGAAGAACACCCCGCTGTCAAACTAGCCCGAGAAAAAGCCGCAGAGGCCGAAGCTATCCGCGCAGGGGCGGTTGACCTGACTACGGAACGTGCGCAGCGTCGGGCTATTGAGCAAGAGGTTGAGGCCCAGATGGCTCGCCTACGCGACATGGTTGATCGTGGGTTGGCTTCCGATGCGGACATTTTTGAAGCTCAAGACCTAATCAGTAGCTCAGACTCTGCTGTTGAGGCTGGGTCCAAGATCAATCAGTTTTTGAATCAAGTTGAAGGCCGTAAGCGCCCCACCGAAACCCCTGCAACTACCGGAGAAGAACTTGGCACTGAAGCCCCTGAAGCCGTCCAAGCAGAAGCGCA